GTAAAGAAGAAAGCATTTTCGCGAAAACTCAAGCACACTCACACTCTAGTAACAAACAAGCTGGGCAGACGTAGTACTACGTCTGCCCAGCTTGTTTGTTACGGCATTCTAATAATAGTGCTACGATACAGAACTTCAATCAAGTCGTGCAGCTTATTAGCTACATCTAATGTTGTTGCTGAAGAAGCAGTAATATTCTCAATAGTATCAGATGCGGTACTCGCAATGATAGTTTTAGCAGTACTACCTACTCTGTAATACATTCTGCCATCACCGCTCCATAGCGTGTAATCAGATAGCGCTGCATTACTGCCAATACTAATAGAACCACCTACTTGCGTACTAGTATTATAAAATTTAACAGCTGATGGTATGTTGCACGCATTAGTGATGTCGATATTAAGCCCAGACCACTTAATGAGTTTGTTACTTGCTGCATCAAGTTCAACAAAATAAGCATTAACAGTGTGCAGCGGAGTGAACAAAACATTATCAGTGCAAATAAATTGTGTTTGTTCAGGTGTTTTGGTTACAGATATCAAGTGCTTAATATTAGAGTTGTTGTAATAAATGATGTGATTATTGCTAACAGTACAAACGATATTGTAGCCCGGTTGCAGATTGTTATAGTTAATCATCGCTGCATCTTCAAATGTAGTGTGATTGCCTTGTGGGCTATAAGTGATATTGCAATTGTGCACAGTATGATTAAGGCAGAAACCAAGATTATTGATAAGATTTTCAGCGTTAATGATTTTAATAACGAACTCAATCCAGCTATCAGTAATACTGACTGTTCGGTTAGCGCCTTTAACATCAATAAAGGTGTTCATATTCCAAATATTGCAGTTGCTTACTCTAATAGGATTAGCTGAGAGAACTTCTATGCCAGAACACGGTAGCCACACATTTTCTGTATTGCTACCGGCGAAAGTGCAGTGGTCGATAAAAACAAGGTCTGCATGGTCGAACGTCATCAAATACTTTCCACTTTCGGCAAAGTTGCAGTTTTGGAAAGTTACATTTGTAATGTTTTTAATTACTAACGGTGTCTTTCCGCTAGGAATATTGCCGTTTACTGTAATGTTATTTACTCTAAGCTCGTTTGTTTTATTGTCACCGCCAAATGTTAGCACTGAGTTGTTCATTAAAATTCGGCTTTTATTCATGTTAATGCCAGTAATAGTGAGCTCACCGGCATTTTCTACGGTAATGTTGCCATTGCATTTGTAATAGTTCAGCAGGTACACGGCATTCAGATTGTTGGTGGTGACATAATCAAAGGCCTGTTGAACAGCAGAAGTGTCGTCAGTGATTCCGTCACCAATAGCGCCAAACATTTCAGGAGTAATATATCCAAGTAGTGGCGTCAGATATTTTTGCATAGTGCCGTTACTGAACATATTAGTAAGAACGGTCTGCAAAGTGTTGTTTAAGTCGGGGTCTTTGAAAATATCATTTACAAAATCTTGAAGTTGATTGAAAGCTGTTACGGTGTCGGTGCTAAGTTTTTCAACTTTATTATATCCGATAGCCATAGTATTATACAGCTGCACCAGATTTGCCATAATCTCATAATCAGAAGCGCCCTGAATATAAGTTGTCAAATCAAACTTTCCGTAACAAGGTAAAAATGGATTAATTTTAGGGAAATCAGGAATTTCAGGCGTATAATTAACCACAGTTAAATCATCCCTTTCATTAGTTGTTATACCTCAATGCCAAGAACTGCATTAAGTCTCTGTTAAATTCCTACATTCATGTTTCAGGATTCACCCACGCTGACCACAGTCAGCACCCTCCCAGTACTTTTGCTGAGTACACGAACAGATAATAGACAATAGTCGATTAGACGTAGCTACGCGATTTTTGGCAGATAATAGACACTAGTCGATTAGACGTAGCTACGCGATTTTTTTGGCAGATAATAGACACTAGTCGATTAGACGTAGGAGCGTCATTTTCTTTGCCAAAATTTTCCATTACCGTTTTTTCTTTCGCCACGGCAGAATAGCCGCAACTGCTTCACCCAGATACTTGCTGACCAGTTTGAGGAAGTCAATGGTAACATCAACAAGCTGTTTCAGCCGTTTCATGCTATCTTTATCCATCCTTATCACCTCACTTCAGCTTAACCCAGCCCTCAACATTGTACTTCTGACTAGCCTCAGTATCAGCATCCAGCTGAATGCTAATCACATTCAGTCCATCAACGCTGTTTGTAGTCTTTTTGACACTAGCATGGCCGCTGCTAGTATTGAACCAGCCCACTTCCGCGTGTGCACCGCAGTCAGGCAGATTGATGAACAGCACATCGGTATTTGCTTCAACAATAGCACTGGCGTTGAAAACTGCATTGATATGCAGGGCGTCATTTAACATGTAGCTAGCATCGTCAACAACCTCAATGCTAGCATTTGCCGAACTAATGAACTTACTCATAGTGAAACCTTCTTTCTTTTAAAAAACACTCATGAAGCAGTCACTCAGAGCCTGAATCACTTCCATATCAATGTTCCTCAGTGAACTCTGATACTCTTTGAACAGTTCCGCGTAGCTCTTCCCATTCAATCCGGTTACAGTTCTCTCTCTTTTGTAAGTGCCAGCAGACGCATCTTTAGTCTTTGTATCATATGTGGTAGTGTCAGTAGTATTGTGAGTGGTAGTGTCGGTGCTATTGTAAGTGGTCGTGTCAGTGCTGGTGCTGTTGCCAGTGCTACTGCCAGTGCTCTTGTTTTTGCTGGCGTTGCTGGCATAAGTATTATTTGCGATATCCGTTTCAATATTGAGCATCTGACCGGGGGTGTCAGACCCAACATTCAGGACATAGCCATTGTTAGAAGAAGTAGTATTGCTGATGTTTCCAACAGTGTCAACACCACTTCTAGCAAGTTTGTCATCGCCGGTTCTGGCTGTTGCGTCAGTGCCAGTATGACTGCCATCATGTGTATCACTTTTACTATCATTGATAACTTCTGTGAACGAACTTCCTGTATAGAACTTCCAGTTCTCAGCCAGAGCGTCATACAGAAGATTCTTGACAGGCATAATCTCGTTCATAGTAGTGTTCAAGAAATGCTTGAACCTGTCAGGCGGAATACAGCAAATTTCATTGAATCGGTAGTGTGCAATGATTTTCTTGTTAAGAGCATCACGAAACCTCGATTTCTCGTCCTCAGTGGTAAGATAGCTAGGGAGTGGATAATCAGTCAAGCCGATATCATAGCCGCTTTTGATAAGCGTGTCAAGTTCAATCGTATAAACAGCCATTTGTTACACCTCGCCTTCATCAGTTTCAGTATTGTCCTGATAGTTTTTAGTGTAAGTAGCGTTGTAGCTGTTCTTGCTGTACTTGTTACCCTCAGTAATGTAAGCATCAGTGGCAAGTTCGACATCAACATTCAGCCCAAACAGCTGGTTAATCTTTTTGCACGCTTCTTTACGCTGAGATAAGCCAATGTTGGCTAGAGCATTAGATTGTCTGTCAAACTGACTAACCTCGTTTACAACTCTGCGCTCTGCCTTGTAATCAGCCATACCGATACCAAGGAATCCAAGATACTCATTGTACTTAGTAATCTTGATATCTTGCAACTGTCCAGCAACAAACGGAGCATCAGTTCTCAGAACCTTAAAACTGTTAGGGTCATAGTTGTCCTTGTTGCCGTAGATAACAGGCGTATTGCCGTTGTACTTCTGATACAGAGCCATTGCAGATTGTTTCTGCTTCTGGTCAGTAAGAATCAGGATAGGCGTTTTTTGCGCTTTGATATTCACGTCAATGCTCTGGTCAATGTCATACAGCATTTTAGCATATCTGATAGTAGTCAGGAAAGTTGGGTACATATCAGGAGTGTTACGAATGAGAACACAGTTATTATACGGAATGCTGTCAAACACCTTTACAGGTGTAATAGGTCTGATAGAGTTTGGTTCTTGATAGAAGTTGATTCCTTCCAGTGCGCAGTTAAGTGCCATATAGCCGAGACTAGGAGCATCAAAGAATACGGCTCTGCCATAAGTAAACAAGCAATATTCGAGATACCGTTCGTTTACACTGTCAGGAAGATTGTGCCATTTGAACATAGTGCTGGCAAGGTTTTTAAGACGTGAGTAGTAGTCACAGTAAGCAGCTTGGTCAGCTTGCTTTTCAGCAAGTTCATTGTCATATTTATACATTGTATCACCTCACTGATTGAAGAATCCAATAAGTTTTTGCAATAGGAAGTTAAGCAGAGATTTAACAGCAAGACCAACAAGAGATGCAATAATACCGCCTAGCGGGCCACCTACTGTAAAGCCAGCTGCTTCAATTGCTGTAATGATAGCGTTCGTGATTATATCAGAAAGAAATGGAGCAAGATAATAAGTGACAATAGCAGAAGTTATGCTAATTACAGCCTGAGACAGTATATTCTTAGCAGCTTGTGCAATTGAGATATCACCTTTAAGAACGCCACCAATAGATTGAACAGTGACGTTCAAAATGCCGATAGCTAAGTCAGTAGCGATTTGCGCTGTGTTACTGTCATCAATAATCGTTGGAATGTAAGAAGTGATAGCTGTTGCAGCGCCATGTGCCATCACATTGCACATGAAGTCAATAGAATCACGCTTTGTATTCTCTAAGAAAATCTGGCAAGCTTGTTGTACATCGCCAGTAGAAATAGCTGTTCTAACAGCAGACCAGCCGTTTTGTACGATAATGTCAACATAGCTATCTAGGTAAGAACCTAATGCTGTTGCTGTGTCGCTTGTGGGGTCTAGGTTTGTAGAAGAGAACACCCAGCTTTTTAAGTTTGCTTTCGTGTCAGCAACAAATTTTTCGCCAGCAGATGTAATAACTTCGCCTACCTTGTTTTCAATATACCAGATAGCATTGTTTACAACTGATTGACAGAAGTTATCAAAGATGTAGTAGAAGTTGCCGCCTTGCAACAGCTGATTTACGGCATTTATGCCCTGCTCTTTCATGCCGTCCAGCTGTTTCTTGATAAAATCATGAATTAGTGCTTCAAGTTTTGAACCTGGTTTAACGCCTTGTGCTTTACAAATCTTGTCTGCTATTCCATTAACAACTTCATCGTATTTTGATTGCGATACAGTGCCATCGCCTTTAACAGCACCGATAATAGTATTCATATCATCAGGTGAAATGTAAGGTGATTTTACATAGTCAACAGACGATTTTTGATTTTCTTTCCAAGGAATGCCCGGAAAGTCTGGAATGTCATTAGGGTTAACTGAGAATGCCGCACTTCCTGTGAAGTTACCATAATCTGTTCTTGTAGCAGAGGTATGATAAATCTGGAAATGCAGATGATAGCCGGAACTTTTACCAGTATTGCCTACACTTCCAAGCTGGTCACCCTGACTGATTTTGTCACCAACCTTTTGCGGTGGAAGTAAAGCTAAGTGAGCATATCTAGTATAGTAGCAGTCGCCGTTTGCATCAATAGTTTCGTCATGCCTGATTAAGATTGAGTTGCCCCAGCCACCGCCATGTGAGCCATCCTTGTCATCTCTGATACTAACAGCTGTGCCGGCTTTTGAAGCATATACAGGCGAACCGGCAATTCGTCCCGGAACACCAGTAGTAAGGTCAAGTGCTGTGTGGCTAGTTTTATATCCTTGTGAAACATACCAGCTGCCAACGCCAAGTGGAAATATCCAAGTGTTAGTAGCATAATAGCCTTTGGGAACATCATTATCAGAACCAGATGAACTAGTTGAACCACCTGTCTGTGCAGTTAATTTAATAACTGCGTAGCCGTGATTGTCAGCGACAAAGTTATTTGAAGTAAGCCAAGGATTCAACTTTATTATTTCACTAGGCTGAACACCTGTCATGTTAGAGATGGTTTGGATATCATCGTGCCATGAGCCGGGATATTGTGGTTTGATAGTCGCGTAAGCACCTGTTCCTCTGCTTGCATTACTTTTAAGTGATTCAAGATTAGCCTGTGGCGTATCAGCTGTTGGCATTTATCTCACCTCACAAAATAGAAATTGAGTTGCTTTGGTCAAAGTTTCCGAAAGTGGCAGTATAGTCCCAGAAGAAAATACCTTTGTCAAACGCTTGTTTGATAATTTGCATATCTTCATCAGGGAAGTTACCAGAAGCATTAAGTCCATTTGTTTTAATAAATGTCCATTTAGTTCTGGCGTGCAAGTCAATGTTTCTATAAACAGACTGCTTATAGCCGTATACTGTCAGGTATTTGTCGTATCTCTCTACTAAGTCAGCAGGTGGAACTTTGTATCCGTATGTGAATTTAGTTTTGCCAGTAGCAATGTAGCCATTGGACGCTGCACTGTTACCTGTTGCTGGTGCATTATAATTTTCAGCAATAGCCGTTAGGTCTTGTGTAATATCATCAATTCCAGAAAATTGAATAGCAGCATTGGTTGCGTTTGAAATAAGGTTACTTGCACTGCCTGATACTTTTTGAATGGCTGTACCGGCTCTTCCTGTTGCTAGAGTTACAGGATTTATTGTGTCAATAATGCTACCAGCCATTCCAGCAATAGCGCCAATAGAACCAACGACTGCTTGTGCAGTATTTCCTACTCTGACATTTTGCTGTCTTTGTACATAGATGGCGTTTGATGCACTATGCAAATTGTAGTTGTTCTTATACTGATTGTATGCCCATCCGCTTTCAGGAATTACGGCGAATAGAGCAATTGTGGAAATATCATTGGAGCTGTAATTTTCCACAAACGAACTAATTGTTCCACTAGTTAAGTCAGCTGAAAGTTTGATTGAAACACTGTTTCCAGTAATAAATGCCGGACTGAATTTACATTCTTGTCCATACATACTCATGAAACAAGTAATGAACGCAGCTGACAGAAGTTTCTTGTTTTTTGGCGTGTAACCATTAATGCTTGTGGGGTGCTTACTGAAAGAAATACTAAGTGGTGCATTCTTTAGCACATAAGGATATTGTTGCAGCCTAATTACAGCAGTTGCTGTTCCGTTTTTAACATAAGAGTCTAGCAAAGTTCCAACACCGGGATTGCCAACATGAAAGTCAGAAAGGTTTTGTGCACCAGAATAAATACCAGAATTTACAGAACCTGTTCTTGATTCACCAGCATACGTTGTGGTAGCAAAAACTGCAATACCATCAGGTGTTACATCACTAGAGCCAGCAACTTGATAACCGCCAGCATCACCAGTAGTAAAATCTTCTGGCACAATATTATCGCCTACAACATCAGTACTAGAGTGACACCTGTCAACATAACTCTGATAGTAAGTAATATCAAAGAACCAAGTCTGAATAACGTCAGTGCTTACATACAGTCTGGTGCTGCCATTACTTGCCCATTCCATGCGATTGATGAAAGCATAGAACCAGCGTGTAGTAAAGTTAGAGTTTTTATACATGATATAATTGCAGTTGTAGAGTTTGTCAATTTCTTCCGCAACTACAATAGTGTTGTCTTTCTTAATGTAATTGAAGTCGTCAAATGTTTTGACAATTTTACCGGTAAAGTAAGCAGTCTGCGCTGCTACATTTGGAAACCATAAAGTATTGCTGTAATCACTCTCAAGTGGAGTGCTAAGCAATCTCAAATTCGTAGTAGGTGTGAACATTCTTTTACTCCTTTACTTACCCCATTCCCACCCTCACTGTGAATATGCCCTATCACAGCTACCAAGTATTAGGAGATGAAAGCACTAAGATAATGATTTACTTAATCCGCAATGAACGCATGAGCATTGGCAAACGGACTGTATGCCATGGTCTCCCAGTGATGCAGGAAGTAAGTGCGGCTGAGGGTTGCCGCATTGTACGGAGTTTCTGCCATCTTATATGTATTGTCATGGATGCGGATTGCAGTGTTGTCCATGATAATCGCCAGCGTCTTAGCAGCATTGTCAGTGTCGCCGAACGAATCAACAATCACCTGACGACCAAGGAACTCAGCCTTACCCATGTTGAACGCCTTTGCCAGAACTTCAACATCGGTGTATGCTGCAACGTCTGCACGGAGCATAATGCTGATACGCTCAGGGGAAGTCCAAGTCGTCAGCGGAGTAGCACCAGCCACGTGAGCTGCATCAGCCATCTTCTTATAAGCGTTGTATGCAGAACTGGGGAACTGGAACTGCAAGAACTTTGCACGAGCGTCCGTGATAATGCTCTTTGCAAACTCCTCATGGGTAACATCAGCAGTCTTAACAGTGGTCGAACCAATGTTGCCATCGTTGATAGCCTGACCAACCAGACCCTTCATCAGCTTGAACTCGTCAATGTTATCACCGCTGGTCAGGGTGTTCAGAATCATGCTGACAAAGTTGTTGAAGGTCTCAGCGTTCAGGAAAGCGCCAGACAGCTGCTCGTCATAAACAGTGACCTTGTACTTGTCCTGTCGGTTACGGCGGTAGTAGACGGTCTTAACATCCGGGTTTGCCGGTGCAAGCACATCGCTCATTGCGGTAGAATCATACGGAGTAGCCACAGCAGGGTTTGCGATGGAATCCTGTACATCAGTGCCGTAGGGGACGTCAACACCCTTAAACACCTTCAGCGGATTCTCATAGACCATGTTGTGCGCTTCCTGAAACAGAATGCGGTTTACCAGACCAGAGATAAACTCATTCATGTAGGGAGTGTAACTCATGATTGCACCGCCAGTAGTCTGCAAGGTTGCAGCGGTAGCCAGAGGAATGTTTTCTTTCAGGGTGGTGCTGGTGTTAATTACAGCGTTAACAACGTCAACAGCAGTTGCCATATTATATCATCCTTTCAAATTAAGTCTCCCACCATTGAACAGTGCATTGATGGGGTCAGGGTCGTTCTCAGGTCTAATAGGGTCAGAACTACTAGTTGTCTGGGGGACGGTAACCTGTAAGAACAACTTCATGTTATCTTCTTTCAGTTTGTTGTTTTTATTGGTAAGGTCAGTTGCAGTGTTCTGTGCAGAAACCTTTGCAGCAATTTCTTCACTGAAACCTGTGGTCAGTTCTGCCAAAATGTTGGTCGCTTCGCCTTGGTCTGCACCTTCAGGGAACAGTGCAAGCAACGCCTGTGTCTTTGCATTAAAATCCGCTAGTTCCATTGTTATTTCTCCTTAGTTCTGTTATCCCAACGTGCTTTGTTGGGTCGTACATCAATATGCACGAAAGTGTTGTAAATGCCCACACCATAAGTGTCAGGATAAGTCTCATTGAAGTAGTTGTAAACGTCAATAGGCTTAACGTCACTGACTACAATATCTGCGGCATTTCCGTGAGTGTGTTGAGAGTTAGGACTGGAATTTTTTAGAGTTGAGTTATATGCAACAGTTCTGTAACCGGAATTGATTTTGATAGCTTTGCCAAAGTGACGTCTAGCCGTTTCAAGAACTGCAACAAGTTCACTGTTAAGAACGACTACTCTACTGTTGTCATTACATTTGAACTCTCGCAGTTTGAAATGTTCAGACACTTTAGCATTTAGGTTATCAGGTGTAGTTACATCTTCAACCCAGTAAGTGCCGAGATTCATTTCAATTCACCGTCTTTCTTTTCATTTAATGCTGACAAGAACGGCACAACAAGTGCAACAAGGTCTGGGTTAATGTTGCCCAAGTTTTCAAGCACAGAAATTGCTTCCGTCAGAATCACCAGCAGACACACAGTTCCACCAGCGGGAAAGCTAAAGCCAAGGTCTACAAACTGCATTGCATATTCAGACAAATATCCAAACGCAATGAACAAGATGAAAGACGCTTTTTTGTAAATACCTTCCCTTGCCTTAGTGCTGTTAAGGTCTTTGTTCTTTACAGCTTTAAGAACTCCGGTTGCTACGTCAATCAGCATAAAAGCCAACGAAATATAAATCTCCGTTGGAACGGAGCAAAAAGTTTCCATTCGGTTCACCCCCCTCTCCGCTTTTCTTTAATTTATTATACCACATTTTTCTTGAAATTTCAACGTATTTATGATATAATAAGTATGGGAAATGTTCACATGACGTGCGAAACGCAAGTTGAGCAAAATTGATTGTTTGCGTCAGCAAACATTCATCTTGTCATACGCAGTACGTGGAACAGGATGGAGCGTGAAAAAAAGATGCCTGAATTTTATGATGGTTCAAAGCTGCTGTCCATGATGGACATTAACGGCAACAAGCCAGAAATCTATATGTGCACCACTAACAGAAGTGGTGGTAAGACTACTTGGTTTAACCGTTACTGCGTTAAGCGTTTCATTAACTATGGTGAAAAGTTCATGCTTATCCAGCGGTTTAACTATGAACTTGAGGACTGTGCGGACAAGTTCTTTAAGGACATTGAACGTCTGTTCTTTCAGGGTCATGTAATGACAGAACGTAGACGAGCTAAGGGTATTTTCTATGAACTTATTCTTGACGGCAATGTTTGTGGGTATGCGGTAGCACTTAATAATGCTGACCAGTTGAAGAAATACTCTCACTTCTTTAGTGACACTGTTAGAATGGTAATGGATGAATTTCAGAGCGAGACTAATCACTACTGCGCAGATGAAGTAAAGAAGTTCAGGTCTATTCATACTTCTGTGGCGCGTGGTAATGGCGCTCAGAGTAGATATCTTCCTGTATATATGCTGTCGAACCCTGTAACGCTTCTTAACCCGTACTATGTTGCTATGGGTGTTAGCACGCGCCTTACAGACAATGTAAACTTCCTTCGTGGCACTGGGTGGGTGCTTGAACAGGGATATGTCGATAGTGCATCTAAGGCACAGCAAGAATCTGCTTTTAACAGTGCATTCAGTGGCGACAACTATGATGTGTATTTGACGCAAGCTGTATATCTTAACGACAGTTCTGCATTCATTGAAACCCCCACTGGTTCTTCTAGGTATCTGGGCACTATCCGATATATGGGCAAGGAATACGCTCTGCGAGAATTTCCCAATCAGGGCGTTATCTACTGTGATGATAGACCAGACGCTACTTGCCGTATTAAAATGGCACTTACAACGGATGACCACAGAGTTAACTACGTTATGCTGAATCAGTTCAGGCTGTTCGTAGAGAATATGCGGTACTATTTTGACAGAGGTGCTTTCAGGTTTAAAAACCTTATCTGCAAAGAAGTTATCCTCAAAATGCTTTCATATTAACGCTATCCCACTGAGCTTCTATCATTGACACAGGCTGGTTAGCAACGGTGAAGAGCCGTCAGCTATGTGTGTTCGTATATGCAATACGCCCTGATAGTACTCGGTTAAGGATATAGAAAATCCCTCTGGGTAAGTACGTTGTACTCCCAGAGGGATTTGTTTATAATGTAATTACATACGAAACAAGCAACAACAACAAACAAAGTGTAAGCGTTAGTCTGTCAATCTCATACACTTTTCTGCTCTTCCACAGATACAGGTAGTAGCCAATGGTTGCAGACCATGCAAAGAATCCAATCATTTATAAAGTCTCCCTTCCATTACAGCCACTTCATGCCCATAAGAGCGTCCGCGCATTTTTGCTTCATGCACAACATAGTCAATAGACACAGTTACCTTGCGTAACTTATTAGCACGCACTGTGCAATCATGTTCTTCTTTATGTTTTGCAATAGCAATTTCAGCAGCTTTGCGAAAACCACCGTTAATATATTTGTTTCTCTCAATCTCACCACGGCAAGCTGGGCAGTACTTGCAATTGCCCTTGGGTGCGTCAAAAATACTACCGCATACTAAACATTCTACTGTCATTCTTTATTCTCCTTATCTTTACAGTCAACATTGCTTGGATGCACAATCAGCCAGTCACCCAAACTATCATAGTGCTTGATGTGATAGGGACAGTCTGTGTTTTCACAGTGAAGTACTTCCGATGTGGAAGCATCACAAATTTTAGGAAGTTTCTCTTTCATTGCGCTATTACCTCTACTTTCCGTAAGCCGTCAATCCAGCCAATTTCACCGGTCTCAGCATTTACAGCGTTATACATTCCAGCAGAATTATTAGTATCAATATAATATGCTACTGGAATTTTGTAGTACAGCTTGCTGCCGTATCGTAACAAGTCGTGTTCTTTGCAGTCTTTAAACTGCTTGAATTGTGTTTGCATAAATTCAGCCCTTAACAATCATAGCTACTTCTGCTTCTTCAACTAAAGTCGTATCTGGAATTTCTTTTGTGACACCTGTTGCCATGTCAATAGCAAACACATCATCAATGCCATTACCATTAACACGATGCTCTACATACATCCATACCCTATCTCCGGTATTGCTCAAGTAAAAGCAATCTGTTGGTTTAAGAGTGCCAAGAGGAACGCGCTTAATAATCTTTTCTTGATGAATAATAGTCATGTTCTCACCTCATAGTAAATTCAGTGTCCACCAGAAGAACACCGCCCTTAATTCTTCTAGGTAACAACTTACCCGGAACTGTCAGACCTCTTTTAAAGTCTTTAATTCCTCTAGTTTTGCTAAGAAACTGTATCTCTTCTGGCGTCAACTTTGATTCCGCTAAAGTTTGTGTTTCATCTCTAGGATTAACACCGTTCTCTATATCATCTGCAACTTTAGGGTCAAAACTTTCAGCGAACAAGTTCTTGCACTTAGCTGGCATTCCAGCACATTTGATATTGAAGTACGGCTTTTCGATTTTCTCTAAGTCCTCAGCTACAACGTGCTCAATGTAAGTTTTCTGACGTACAAACCACCCTAAATCCCAGCTAGATTCTAGCTTCCAGCAGCAGAAATTAGATGGGTGCACTTTAATCCCTTTTAGCTTTTCAGGTGGCAAGTTACAGTGTATGCTGTCTGTATCGGCATATATAAATCCCGGTTTATCTTTTCCATAATAGTTTTGTTGAGCAGCACGAATTGTGAAGTTGCGGGCATAACTAGTGATAGCTGAACCAACTGGAATGTATCCCGGTTTTTTGTCATTTTCGTCTACCTCGTAGAAACCTATTGTTTCATCGTCTTTCATGTAAGCAAGTTTAAATGAACTATTTTTACTACTTGCCATTTTGCCATATAGATTGTTTAAGAACAACTTTGCAAGAGTGCGCTTTGCGCCTTTGCTTGTCTTTTTGATTGCTGCATACTTATCAATGTACTCATCAAAGATCCCTATTGTGGAAGCGAACGTGCAGTAGTCAAGTAGTTCATAGTCAACTAAATCATAATGTTCCCGAAGTAAGATAAAGTCTGTCTGCGTTAACGTTAGTTCTACTCTAGTATCATGCAAGTTTCCATCTAGGTCAGTATAGAACTCGTGATACTTACCGTCTTTGCCTAGAACATCAGAAGATTCTAGTGCTTCCGTGCCCTTGTACAACCATGAATCCTTAATCTGAACGAATGGCAAATACCCATCTTTCAAGTAGAACCGGGTCTTAATGCGGAAGAAGCAGAAGTCCCCGAACTCGAACATTCGCTTGGGCTTGGGCTGGGGCTGGAACCAGAACGGGTCATACTTGGCTTGTGAGCACCCTGATTCATCTTCTAGGTGTACGAATACTGGTTTTCCTACTGGATAGTCAGAGCCTGATTCGGAGTGCATTACAGAGGGATACAGTGAGTTAACATCTGCTGTAACACCATTGTGATACTCTTTGCACTCTTTACCCTTAACCAGATAGCACCACCCACCCTTGTATGATTTATGTATCCAATCACCTACTGTTGGCGAACCATATACTTCTGGGTCTAGTGGTATTTCGTATAGGTCTGGGAAGAAGTTCTTGTAATCCTCTTGCATTGTTTCTTTGTATTCTGCTAAGCAGCAAGAGCCGATTGTTAGCTTTCTGTGACCTTCTGAAAACATTATTTCAAGCGCTTCTTTAATGACTAGAACATCGTTGGCGATGTACTTTAATTCTTCTGGTGTTATAGGGCATCCAGCATATCGTTTTCCCTTGTACTCCATCTCAAGTTTCTGGTGCTTGGTTTGGAAGGACTTGCCGATTGTTTTCAGGGAGAAGGGGAGCAGCTTTAAACTGTCTCTAATTTCAATATAGTGACCGTCTGTTTTTATGGTTAGGGTGTACCATTGACCCATGTCAGAGATTGAGTATTTGAAAGACTTATTCTGCATCTGCCCATTGGTACGAAACTTTCCGTGTGATATGTCACCTTCTTGGCAGTCGTATGATTGTTTATAACCAGCGTCATGGAGTAGGTAGTACAGCCAGAAGTTGCCGTCAAATTTCAGGTTGTGGAAGTATACAACTATATTCTCTTGCAAGGATAGATAGTATTGGAACAGTTCGCCGATGGAGTGAAACACCATCACATCTTCTGTCCATAGTTCCACGCTAGCGGCTGACCACACTTCTGTACTTGTTTGAGTTGACGTGTCCTCGTCTACTGTTGTTTCAAAGTCTGCACTAAAGGTGCGCCACTTGTCTGAAATCATTCTTCAAAATCCTCAAAATCATCTGCAATATCAGCAACATCACCCATTGCCATTGCCCTATTTTTTATTGAAGAAGGCAGTAAAACATTCAGAATTGACTGAACTGCCCTAGAAGAGCTTTCGTTGTAACCAATTGCTGCAACTATTACGTCCTCTATAATCTCTTCACCAGCATCACGCAGACGCTCAACCACTGACCGCTCGCCCTCTAGGTTAATCAAGCGCACCAAAGCACTGTTAATTTCCTGAATTTTATCACGGTTTTTAAACACCCAATATGACTTAGAGGATTGCACACCTCTATCTGTCTTGGAATGCCCTGACTGGTAAGTGTCAATAGTGTCATGCGACAGTTTCCAAAAACTATCATCTGCAATTGTAGTATCTTGGTCAATTGCCCTGTCAAGATAATTTACAAACCGCTGGTATACAGAATCATCTGGAAACGCTTCCTGTGCAGTTTCTGCAAAATTGGTTAAAGTACGCTCTACTTCTGACGGAATTTCTTCAACTGGTGCAGCCTTGTATATTGCAGACTGCTCATATCTTGAATAACGCTCTAACGCTGCACCGCCTGAAATTAACTCACCTGTTGCTGGTTCAAAAACAGCCACATATTCTGACAGTTTATCAGGGTCTCTAACCATCCTGTTAATAGCTTGAATATCACGCCTACGATAACCCTTAATGCCCATTAAACGCACAAGCTGAGGTGCTACTCTCGTTTCATAACCTCTGCCCTTTGCTTCCTGAATTTGCTTGTTAACTGCGTGCATTAACTCGCGCTTTGCAATAGCCAGTTCTCGCGCGTGCCTTGCTGCTTCTAACTGCCTGTTGTTCATATCTTGTTCACCTTCTTTCTAAAGAATTACCGCCCCACCACCGAAAAGGCAGTGGAGCGGTAATTAAAAATAATAAAAAATAATAATTAATAATTTACTAGGGCTGGTCTCTTATTCTATTCACTAGTTTAACCTCTAAAACAGGAAAGCCGGCTGTCATTCATTCACGATTATGCCTTAATCGCAATCATATCGCATCACCGCCTTTCGTAACTAGAGAATCACTCAATCACTTTACAGGTGATGAACTCACGACCGGCCTTGGAACGACCGTTCATGACCTGAATGGTGTGGAACTCCGCGCCGAACTCTGCAAACATGGTAACGGCAGAAGTGAAGTCCCGGATGAACGTGCCGCTGTTGGACGTGTACGCCTTGCCGTCCTTGGTGGTCATCGACACAAGAGTGACTTCCTCACCCTTGGAGTTAGGCTCAGAGTAGACCAGCCACTTGTCCAGTTCCAGAACCTGACCGGAAACCTCGGACAGCTTGGAACGCTCAGGGGACTTGGTGAGAGCATACATATCCATGGGGTTAGTGATGTTTGCGGACTTTGCGATGATGTTCATAACAGTTAGCTCCTATTCTCTTATGTATTACTGTGCGTCAGCGTCAGACTTCTTAGCACGCTTGCCAAAGCTTGCTGCTTCCTCAGCAGTGACTTCCTTTTCGTCCACGACCTCAGCAGCATCGAACCACTGCTGCGCAGTCATTGCAAGGGTCTTGATGGTGCAAGACAGACCGGTAACAGCGATGGGCTTGACATCAGTCTTTTCCCAGACCTTATTGACGACCTTCATGACCTCAGCGGGGTCAGAGAAAGCACCATCCAGAACGATAGAATCGTCCGACACTTCAAAGGTGGTGCTGTTGACGACCTTCAAAGAAACGGTGGTGATGGCAGACTTGCGGGTGATGTAATACTTGCGCATAATGTTTTTTTCCTTTCTGTTTTAGAAAATGTTTGTGTTGTGGGATTTATCCCCACACTTATTGTACCATAATTTTGGCTAAATTGGGATGAACGAATGTTGCAATTGGGATAGAGAAATGTTGTAGAATCGGTACAACCTCTGGTTAGGGTAAAAATGACGGTAAATCGTCATTAAAACAATAGGTTGTATCTCCCGACTTTTGGAAAAGGCGGGCTGCGGGAAGCGGGTTTTAACAGTTTCAACATGGTTTTAAACGCCTCTTAGATAATAACAAACAATGTGTCTTGTGAATAATCATGACTAAAACGTACAACGTGCGCTTGAGTAAGCTCGATACTCATATCACTAAATCTGCCACTAAAAAATAATTGGTTAGCCATAAAATGGTCATTAGGGACAGCTGCATATACATTGATTTTAGTGTAATCTGAAATGTCATCGAACATTTCAAATAGTTCTGAAATTGTCATGACAGCACCTCAATCTAAGATATTAGGAAACATCACTTCCAGCTTGTCAATGGTGTAATAGTTCTGTGGGAAATTCGTGCGAGTACGCACAAGCCAAATAGGAAGTCCCTCTTCAAACATATACTCTAATGCTTCAATGCCGTTTCTAAACCGATTATCAATATCGGGATAGAAAGCAATAGAAGGGTCATCGAACTGCCGTAAATCCATACAGAAGTAGTATGTGCCGGGCTTGAAACGAATGTCATTTTCGTTCTCGTAGTCCTCAATTGCGGACAAGAGACGCTTTAAAGTTGAAGTAGGCAGCATATTACTTGCCCTCCTTTCCGTCCATATAACCGGACAGGTATACAAGCAGTTCGTCCAAATCTTTGGAAGGGTTTGAGGGCACATCTGCCGCAACGGTAGAACGTGCAAGGGACAGCGCATTATACAGCTGAACAAGTTCAGCGGGACGGTAGTTCTTGAGGTAAAGACGTATCATAAAGTCCACCACCCTTTCAAGAATCCATAGATGAATGCGGCTGCACCAATGGCACACCAGATAAGGAACGGTGAAATGCACTGCAAATGATACAAGGTCATAATAAACAAACCTTCTTTCTCGTGGTAGTTCCCACGTTAGTGCTCATAGTATGCTATGAGCACTTGCCTAGGAATTACAGACGCTTTACACGAATAAAGAACACATTAGGACGGGTACTTGCCATCAGGTTTGCAGCAGCCCATGCACGATTGATGGACGTATATTGACGCTCGCACATGAAAACACGGTAATCGTTTTCAGCTGACGGCATACAGGCCATAAATTCTTCAGTAAAGAACTCAATACGATACCAATTTTTCATAACGCACCACCTCAAACTATAAACTTGCTCATATCGTTATTGGTTAATTGCTGCACAAGATAATTGCATTGATAACGCTTAGAATATTTGTCAGCTGCTGCAAGAGCGCGCCCATAGGACGTGTACAACTTTTCAATTACAGCAATAGGGTTTTTACTGCTATAATGAAACAATGTAATGCTATACCATTCTTTCATTTTTTGTTCTCCTTTGCATTTAAGTTTTGGCTTGTCATCATCAGTGTATAAGTTGCCATCTTATACAGACGCGGCTTGCGCCGCGTTTCGACTTTTAGCGATACAGCCGCGCACTACGAACATACTTTTCATACAATTCGACACATTTAAACCATAAATCCGGCACTTCAACATCACCATTCTTAAGCGCACTATAAAGATTTGTGCCTACCAACTCTTCAGTAAAACGCACAACATGACGCGCCGTAGAACGGCTATAATTAACAGGCGCGTACACGTGTATATTATCATCCTGTTTTTTATCCCATGTATTGCAATCCATTGACAAAATCAGAGTGCTATAACTGTACAATTCAACAGTCTGCAAGCGGGAAAAATTATCAACATAAAAACGAACATGAGAATTTGCATAAGGCATAGAAACCATGTGATAATCAGTGTGCGTTGTATGAATAATCATTGTTGTACCCCCATTATGTTTGTGTTTGTGTTCGTGTTAATTCACACGTTACAACCTTACACCAGCGGTGCAAGGCTGTTGCCTATGAATTACAACTCAATCCAATAATTGAAATGATTTACAATTTCGCCATTGCGTTCAGCAGTCCACTTGTCAAACAATTTCGCGTTGTTCCACGCACCCTTTGTGAAATGCGAAATAATAACGTTGTCTCGATACAGAAACACATGACCATCTGTATCAAAATGAATGCGGTCGCCATCAACAGACGCAACAAGTTCATTATTAAGAAAAATGGAAACACTAATAAATTCACGATAATTTTTCATTTTGTGTACCTCTCTTGTGTTTTGTGATTGTGTTCTCTTTGTGATTATATTATATCACATTTACTGCTATTTGTCAAGAGGTTTTTTGTTGCACCCTGTTTCGGTCTTCTCTATGCCATCCCATCCGTGCATCCTTGTTACCTCTTTCATTGACACTATTATACCACAGGTGTGGTACAATGTCAAGTGGTAATTTATGGTAGCGTTGTACCATGTAGGCAGTGTCACTACTGTACGTTGTACAACACAACAGTGTTGTGTGGCTCGGCGCGAAAACGCTCAGGTGTCTTCTTCTCTAC